GATAGTTATGGCACAAACAACGGTATTTACTTGTGATATTTGCAAGCAGAGTAAGAGCAAAGATGATTTGGCGAAAATAACAATTAAGTCAGACGGTATAAGGATGAAGGGCGTTGGGTATAACGGAATCACCGTTGATATTTGTCCGGACTGCTTGAAGAAAAAAGGGTTCTGTGTAGAACCCAAATCCACAGATGAAGAGAACGAGCAGGTTGGAATGCAAAATAGAGCAACCCTTGAAGATAAATTTTACGAAATCCTGGCCGATATGGGCGTATTGTTTGAAGAATAGGGAAGGGGATAGATAATCATGGTAGTAAAGCAGACAGAGAATAAGCAGGCGTCAGCGCATGCAGTTCCGCAGAAAGCGGTAACACCGGCGGAATTGATTGTAAATAATAAATTCGTTGATGATTTATCCAATCAGT